TATTCTTATCAAGATTATCAGATTGATTACCTCCTCTAACCCCTTGGTAAGAGTCAAACTTAGATGATAGTTTAGATATATCCTTAAGGTCTTCCTGTGAAAGACTTGGGTCTATCTTTTTTAACTCTGTAACATTTACATTCTTAACTTCCCCAAAGTAGTAACAGTCATTAAAGTTAGGATCTTCAGTCGGACTCCATATTAAGTTAGCAGGATCAACATAATCAATCTTAATGCCATCATGATTATTATAGCTATGCTTAACAGCGGATATACCTATAACGGTTTGATCCTCACTAAGCCTGGTCTTTACACTGTCGTAATCGTTTATTTTTAAAACGTTCTCAATACTTTTCTCCTGAGCTATTTCAATATCATCCTTGTACTCCATTTGCATTTGAAGTTCGAGCTCATCTTTTGACTGTGGTAATGTAGATGGATCTTGATCAAACATATCCATGCCGATCATCTCAGTCATTTCAGATAAGTTTTCTTTGTTTCTCATCTCTGACTGAATCTTCAGTTTATACATTTGCTTCTTATTAGAGCTAATAGGATCAACAGCTTCTGCAAAAATGTCATACATTCTATGCTGCATCCCATTAACAACTATATCTACAAACTTAGGAATGATAGGTACAGGAGTCCAATCTAAATTTAAATAAGATATATCTCCATTAATAGCTAATTCATTCTTATACTTCTGCACAGACTGTTCGCCCATAGCATAAGTTCTTAGTTTATGGTATGTATCTCTGTTACTAAAAAAGCGAGATGTCCCACTTTCTTTTTTAAACCACTCCGACTCTATCGCTTGACCTACTCTTAATCCGTATTCTTTAGATTCTTTTATAGAATCCTTTTCCAACTGATCAGGGAAACCAAAAATGTTTCTTGTTTGAACTCCGTTCATATATTGTTATCTCAGTATAGTACTATTTAATCCACCATTATTGTACCTTGCAAAGGTAACATTTATTTCTTTAACCAATTTCTTTGGCTTTGTAATGTACTTGTTGTTAGCCATTATAGCAAAACCAGATGACACCGTTGCATCAAACTTAGTTCTGTTGTTGATATCATAGTTAGCCCAATCCAAAAGAGTCCTGGTAAAATACATATTACCGGTACCCTCTTCACTTAACCCAACATGCTTTTCAATGTAGGATTCTATTGCTTCAGCGTGAATAGATATCACTGCTTGTGAGGATGGTATACCCCCTAGTTCTTTCTCTGCTTTAGATAAATCATTTCTATGCTTGTCTGGTCGAGATAGACTAAAACCTCTGTACCCTCTATTCTTAAAGTGATAAAGTAGTCTGGGTTTATTATTCTCACATAGTACAGGCATACCGTAAAATACACAGGCCATGAGTACATCTTCATAAAATATCTCTGCTGTCTGTGGTCTTGATATATATTCTAAAAAGAAATAATCAGATGGTCCGTCAAAGTTTAATTTAGTCATTCCGTGTAATGCACCATTAGATCCACCACCTCCTACTGTTCCTGATATATCGTAGCTGTCACAACCAAACGCTCCAATGTGTTCGTTTCCTGGATGCTTTGATCCGTTTTTATTTATAGTATTATTCCTTAACTCAAGAGGCGGTATCCATGACACATAGAATCTTCCCTTAGGGTTAGGTGTCCAAATAACTTCAGTATCTTTTTTGCCGTTGGCCCAGCTAAAATCTCCACGTCTAACTACACGTTGAACTTCTAGTCCATCGTTATAGTCTATCTGCTCATAAAGCCTGGACAAATTAAATAAAGTATTCTTTGATTCATCACGAAAAGCATGATTCTCTGTTCTAGGAAACTGTCTGTAAAATTCATTAAGAGCATCTGGATCATTACGTAATGAGTCAACTTCATTGTTCCAGTAATTTATAACTCCCGTATCTATATTCATCCCATCAATACCCATTACATCTGTATCTGGCTTAAAGAAAACAGGGTGTCCATATATATCTATAAATCCTTCCATGTTCCATTCCATTGGAATAAACAAACTATACATACCGCTTTTAGTCTGTCCATTGGAGTTTCTTTCTGAAGCGTCCGAGTCTCTATAAAGTTTCTTATAGTTAGATCCGCCTTTATCTAATGCGTTAGATGTAGATCCCATCATACATTTACCAATGATTCTTCTACCTAGCCTAAGGCAGGTCTTGGTAACCCTCCAATTATTTAGAATGTTGTCTGGCTTATCCCACTTACCTGATTCATCATGAACAAGTAGTCTTAGTTTTTCACCATCATAAGAGTTATCCCCTGTATTTTTCCAGTCTATTGTTGTATCAAGTCCTGTAAGATGTTCACTGTTGGACTGTTCGATGGACTTACGGGTAAGTTTAGAAGCTGGGACTCTGTACGCAAGCTCGGTTTTAGGTCTATCCATTCCATCTTGGATCGGCTTAAAGAAGAAGGGGTAGTTGCTTGATATTGGAACGACCTTATCTGTAAACATTTTTTTAGCATCGGCACCAGATTTGGACAGTATTCCGAACCGTGCATCGCTTGTAATTGTTGCCTGATGAACGGATTCTCCTGAAGACATAAAGCTAAATCCGGAGCGTCTGTTTTTAAGATAGCACATTCCGTAAGACCGAACGTCTGCTTTACAGGCTTCCCAGAAGATATAGAAAACTCTGTTAGACTCTCTGAACTCTGGCTGCCCAACATCAATCTTGGTCCACTGCAAGTACATGTAGTGAGAGCCAGTAATATAAGTAGCCACACCGTTATTCTTAAACCAAAAACCGTCCTCTCTTCTTTCAAACTCAGTTTCAATATATGGTATCCATGATTCTTTGAATGCATTAGGGTAGTCGTTCCACTGGAATATGGTCTGGATTTTTTGTAGATCCTTTGGTTGCTCTTTAGGTTCCCAGTACTGCTCTTCTTTTTTTTCACTTCTTGTGTAAATATCTTTAGGCTGCAAAGGTAATCCAATTCTTAGACTTTGAATCTCCACAATACTACCAAGTGTTCCATCTTTAGATATAATTACTATATCATAATCCTTGTCGTAACCATACTTCCAAGATTTATCCTTATTGTTTTTCTTGAGAACAGAGTCAGTAACTAAACCATTAACTTCTTTGATTAGCTCAAGACTTTCTACCTCTTGACTCTGCGAAGCTTTGGAATCCTGTATCTTTTCCTGAACTTGTTTCAGATTCGTCCTTGCCATCTAGCTTATTTCTTTCTTGTTCTATTCGTTGTAATATTTCTAAGGCATCGAATATCGCAAGCTTTTTTGTTGCTGCCGCATTCTTCAACCTATCTGCTGCAAGATCATCATCTGGTTTGCCTGTGATAATCTCCTCTTCTGCGACCTTTATAAGCTCTTCTACCGCACGTTCTCCTGCGCTTATTACTCTACATATAGTTTCTCTTATGTCTTCCGCCATACATATTTTATTTGAACATTGATAGTTGCGTTATAAGTCCAGTAATTATTATTATTATTATCCTTCATTGAGTTAAACTAATAAACATATATCCGACTCCCTCATTCTGTAAATCTTCTCTCCTTCTATTTCAAACTCATACTCAGAGTTCTTAGTAAAACCTACTCTTGTTCCTGGGTCAAAGGTAGAGCTTACCTTTATAAGTCCCACATGTTCTTCTTTTTTCTTTTCTGTCCTATATAAATCGCCAGACTGTATATAGTCAACAGGACCAACAAAGCAATACCCTTCAGTACATTTCCAATCTTCTCCATCATTATACATATATATGCGATCAGGACTCACTAGGTAATAATCGTCACGAAAGTACTCATTGCTTTTACGTTGATTACCTTTCATGTCGAAGTATGTTCTAAAAACATTGTGGTGTAAAACCACTATATCTCCTAAGTCTGGTCCGTTACTTCCAGTGGTTGGCACCGCACAAACAACACCCAGCCTGTTCACATAACTGGCATCTTCTATAGAGGTGTTGACGATTAGTGTCTGATCTCCTATTGTCTTTTGGTTGTTGTATTCGCTCCCATACGGTGTGATTAAATAGCCCCATCTTGGTTTCATATTGAGTTTAAATTATATTCTATTATCACTGGTGTGTTCATGATCTCTTTCCACTTAAGAATCTCTCCATCCTGTTTAACCCAGATAGAGTAACTGTCTGCTTCGTGATTGATCTCGGCAATCTCATAGTTGCCTCCTAACACTTGTTGTCCTACAATATAGTGCATTGCATTCTTATAATCAGCACCTACTGATATTTTTCTAATATAAATCATTTATATTTATTTTAATTCTTAGTATTAAAGCTCCTCCAAAGATGAGCTTTGTTCATTATTACGCCTCACTACTTGAGTTAAGCAAACTACTAAATACTACTGCTGCTATGTTCAATCCGTATATTCTTAAATCTTGTATCATTGTCCTTCGTTAAATAAGGCAGTTATTTCGGTAGAAGTAAGTTCCCTATCGTAAACCTTGAATTTAGATATACGTCCGTGAAAATATTCTGTAGTCCCTGCTCCCCATCCTAACTGTAGGTTGTCATATGTATGAGTACCACTAATATTATCCGTTACAGCAACATTATTATTTACATACATCTTTACACTTGAACCATCCCCAGTTACAGCTATAAAATTCCATTGGTTATTAGTTAAAACTGCCCCATCGACATCAAACTTTATACTGTTTGAAACTCTTCCTATAAGTCTTGAGTTATTGTTATCTCCTCTTTTTTGTATAGTACATTCTGTGCCGCTTGTACCAAAAGAAAATACTCTCTGCCAGTCATTATTTTGCGTAGGATAAACCCAACCGCAAAAGGTAAAAGGACTAGCTGTGTCTAAAGAAATGTCGTTATTAGTAAAATACTCACTAGAGCCACTAAAATCAAAATAACCGTAAGAATTCCAATCAGCGCTAGTCATATTAGTTCCTACTGCGTTATACCCATTTGGATAGCTAGACTTAGTAAAGTTAAAGTTTTGTCTTACTTCGTCTTGGGTTAAGGCTGATGAATATACTCTTACTTGTCCTATTCTTCCATTTAAAAAGCTATAATTACCATTTGCTTGGCTACCTATATTTATGTTTTGAGCCCCTCCAGAGTTAGGAGTACTAGTAGCTGCTACTGTGTTATCTAATTCTCCATCTATATAGAACTCAACTTGACTTGATTTTCTAACCACACAGACGTGACGCCAAGTGTTTAAAGATAAGGCAGATGTTGAGAGGCTAGATTGTCCGCTGCCTCCAATTCTTTCATATAATGACAGATTTCCACCTGCCGTAATACTAAAGTTTGTACTACGTAAAGAATCAGTAGTTCCGTATTTAGCTAATATTGGGTGAGTCGTATTTGAATCAATATTAACCCAACACTCAATAGAATAATTTTTGCTAGTAAAATCTATTGGAGTTGTACTTGTTGAAGGAATACTAACATAATCATTACTACCATCAAAATCTAACCAGTTACCTAATTCAGAATCAAAGGTAGCACCTGAAATAGTACCGTTGCTTCCAGTTAAAGCAGTCCAAGTACTAGGTGTATTACTATATCCGCTTTCCCCTTTTTCTGGGAAGCTATCTGCATCTAAATGTAGTACAGTATCTGAACCAGTTGTAATGGTTTCCGTAAATGTTCCAGAGCTAAGGCTGGGTATAAAGTCACGAATCCCCCCGTATGTGCCCCTTTCCATATTAGAAAGTGTCATCTTAAAATAGTTGTACAATGTAGTTGCTGTAAAACTATCAGAAATTTCTTCTCTTGTTGGATTTAGAGCAAAACCGCTGGTCGCCTGCTGTGCTGAGCCTAGTAATGTATATGCCGAGCCGTCGTTAGAACCATAAAATTTAACAATACCAGTATAACCTCTATAACTTTGAGAATTTGCTCCAGCTATAAAACCATCTACAGACAAAGGCTTAGACATTGTAAACTCAATAGTATTATTTGCTTCTGTTGATCCATTGTTTCCAAAACCTATGTTAACCGTTGGGTCTTGTAGCGTGGCAATTGTGAACGTGCCGCTTGTGCTTGTTGTTGTTAGTGATTGAACACTATCATAAAAATTATCATCAGCTTCTTGAACGTAATCGGTTTCAGTGGTTACTTCTTCAACCAACCCATTCTCGTTAGTGCTTTTAGCTACTGCGTAGTATATATGCGTTGCGCCATTAGTGTTAAAAGAACCACCGTTAAAAGTAAAACCATCTCTGTTAAACGTAATACCGCTACCCGAAGTTGCTTCTGCATTATTTGTATCTGCTGCTAAATAATCGTTTTTATCAGAATCAGTACTTCTTTTGTTATCTATTATTGCCCAATTAGCACCTGAAGATGATGACCTTTTTGTTATTATAAAAGCAGGTTCAAATCCTGTATTTATTTTCTTTCCTGCAGCACCTGTTCCTACAAAACTACCTACTTTAGATACACCTCTTTTTGATATAAAATTATAAACAACGTAATCCCTTAGCGAAGAGTCTAATTGAGCATTTTGGTGATTGTTATCAGAATAAAATCTTCCGGTAAATGCAGAGCTTTGAGCATCTGTTGCGTTTAACACTAAATATCTATCTTTCCCAACATCTTTATGGTATGTATACCATGATGAAGTTGTAGATGTAAATTTATATATTGACATTTCAGGCTCTTGGTTTAGGCCGTGTGTTAGTTTTGCATTACTAGTATTAACCGAGGTGCCAGTTGTATAAACAACACTAAAACCTAGTTCTGTATTTACTGATAATTTTTGGCCCGTAGTGCCAATTGGTTCGCTTAGCCCAGCATCCGTAAAAGTGCTATAAGAAGTTCCATCTATACTTACTTTATCACTACCACTTGGTGCGCCTCCTGCTTTAAAACACCAAGCAACGTAGTTTCTACCGCTTTGGTTGTTGTATATATAATCATTATCTGTTGTGAACCCATCGGAATCAAAACTATTTAGGGCATTAGGCGTGAGATTACCGTTTGTTGTCTCTGTGCGTATCCATTTGTTAACACCCCTTAATGAGTCCATAAGCATATGAGAACCTCCTGTGTTATTACTAACTGTTACTCTACTTTTTAACCAAACTAAATCTGGCTGAAAACCAACCCCCGTAATAGATTGTCCACTAGCAGAACCATCACCAGTATATAAAACAGTATTAAAATGCTCGTCAACGTTTGTAGCAGGTGTATATTCGTGGTCTTTTATATCATACCAAATAGAACCATCACCGTCATAAGAATCTACGTCATTAGCATCTAGGTGAAGCACCAACCCTTCTTCTTGATTACCTGTTCCGCCTCCATCATTTCCTGCATCGGCTACCTTAGTATCTATAAGTCTTTCGTTAATCGCCATTTATCATATTGCTGACGCATCCACTACGTCATAAGTAAATGCATTGATTGTATTATCAAAGTGTAAATTATTTATTGCTTGTGTTTCTATATTATATTCTGGAACAACAACATTAAAAAACCCAAACTCTTCTAAAACTTCATCAGAAGCTACATTTGCGTTTGTAATGCTTTTACTACTGTTCGATAATATGTTTGGGATAGTATTGTACTTTACAACCTTTCCTGATTCTAAACGTGCTTTCATTATTCAGTGTAATTTGATATTGTTCCAAATATTTCAGTATCATCATTTGTTGATATTAACTGAATAATATTTTTTGTAGCTGTTCCGCTATATAGTCCGTTTAACCATTTAACGCCAGATGGCCAGGTTATAGAATAGTTACCATCAATAACTAATGTTTTTACCATCCCGGTTTTTACATTAGAAAATGTAAGTGTGGTATCAGCGGTACATGTTTTTGTGAACACAGCTCCTTCCTCCCAGTCTACAGCTGATGATGATATCTCTGATGATACTGTAAACTCATCCGCTAATACTTTACTTGTTATCTTAGTTAGTGACATATTTTACATTTAATATTTACAAATATACAAAATTAAACGCCAGGCGATATATCATCAATATCTAAATCCAATTGTTTGAATTTAAAAATTCGTAGTGCGCTATAGTTATGTTGCTTGTTGTGATATTGTGTAGAAAAACTCTCCATTACCAGTATCACTTGTACATACTATTTGTATAAAGTTTTTAGTTGATAGGGTGTCATCAAAATCACCACCTAATCTAATTGCCTCATTAGGAAATGTTAAAGTATTTGTACCACCCGCACCAGTAACTACAAGTATCTTAACCATCCCTATCTTGTAATCGGAAAACGTGAATTGTGTATTCCCTGTTGGGGTTAATGTAAATATCTGAGAACTGTTCCAATCAACATTTATTGTTGTTCCGCTTAGGGCCGTTGATGTCTGAAACTCTTCTGATAGTACTCCTGATGTTATTCTTGTTCTTGCCATGTTTATAAATATATACCCATTCTTTTAAATATAGTTTGTTTTCGTTGCGTTATAGTTTTGTAATACTTCTAACGCCGATAGGGCTTTAGAATAAATCCTAAATTGCCCTACATTTCCATCTAGTCTTCTACCGGTAGAAGACATACTACGTCCAATAGAGGTATTAGACTTAAGTGAAATAGTAGATAAGTCAGCCGTTGTGGTATAAACCGCCGTGGCGTTTTGATATAATACCCAATTTCCGCCACTTTCAGAGGTAATAGCTAAATGATGCCAATCAGTTCTTGTTACAGAAGCTGATAATGTGATAGGCCCTAGCCTAGTATTTCTAAATGTAGAAAAATAGCCGTTCCCATCAGTCCAGGGGTAGTGAGAAATAGAACTATTACTGCTACCATCAAAACTAACAAATCCCGTTTGAGATGCATTAGCCGGTGTTGCTACATCTAATTTTATCCACATATCTAAAGAAGCGTTACCTCCCCAAGATATACCAGATATATTTATAGTGAATTCTTGAGATGTACCATTAAAAGCATAATCATAATTATTCAATGTAGGGGAATTAACAGCTATTGCATTATACCCATTACCTGTTAAATCAGTCCAAGTAGAAGTTCCTCTTGAATTAGGATTCCCTGCATCTAAATGCACTTCTAAACTATCAGTTACAAAAGGAGCGGCTGTAGGAACATTTAATAATTGCGTTACACCTATCATGACCAAGGAAAGTTTGATTCAACTGTATCTTGTATATGCTCTTGAAGCTTTTTATCTATATCTTCGGTTGCAAAATCTTTTTGAATAGCATCACTTTCATACCAATCTATTAAATCTGATTCTTGTAAATCTTGGTATTCAGTAAAATGCATTTCTGGATCTGGCAAATTAATTTTATACTCTTCAGAAATTTGGTTTGATCCATCAGATGCTGTTACTTCAATAACAAAGCTCTTAATCATATTAAGGTAAATACCATTTTCTTTTTTTAAAGAAACAATTCTATGTGTGTATGTATTTGACATTATGATAAAGCTGTTATAGTTAAAACGGGTCTAGTGAAAAAACCTGAACTTGATCCATCTCGGTATCTTTGACCATTAATTGTATTATCATTACTTGATCCATAATTTCTCGCCATCCACTTTAATTCTTTGGCTGTAGTCCATGACGTAACCACACCATTTGCTGTATCTTCTGTATCACCTATTGCAAACGTCCACCTAAAATCAGTAAGTGATTGGTCATTATCTCCCCCTACCCCTCTTTTAGCAGCTGTAACTTCTGTACCCGCAATATAAAGTCTATAATCTGTTATTGCGTGGGTTGTATCCCAAGCTGTTTGCGCACTAAATTCATATATCACCTTTGTTGCGCCTTCTGGTGGCAAGTAGCTTATTACAGACCCTGGAAAATCTATATATGTTGTTACTGGTTTTGTACTGCTTGTAACGTTCTGTATTGTGTATGCTCCTGAGCTTACTGTAACTGTTCTTCCGTCGCAAGGAGATGACAATATCTCTAATACATTGCTGCCTCCGCCTCCGCCTCCTGAAAAGTGATCTGTTAAATTTCCCATATTATTGTCCTATTATTATCCAGCCCTGAGCTGTCCCAGAGTATATTAATTCAAAACTTGCTGATGCTGTATCTAATGTAAGATCTGCAGCATCTCCTAGTATTTTGTTTCCGTTTCTTCCGAGCACACACGTTGCTACTCCTGATCTGTTAGATATCTTGATTGATTCTCCAATTTCAGGACTAGCAGGCAGTGTAAGAGTAAGACTTGCAGTAAAGACATACACAGCTCCTGATACTGCGGTTGTGTTATTTGATATTACGTTTACTGAATATCTAGCATCATTTGCATCTGATACTGCTCTACCTATTATACCTCCATTTCCAATAGAAATTACTTCAACAGTATCTTCGGCATCAACACCTTCAGATAAAACAATAGATCCACTCGTTAAACTATATGTTGACTTATCTTGGAATACACCAGATATAAACACCATCGTGAATGACTTGTTAGATGGAGTTCCGTTTACCAGAGTAAATGAAGTCTGACCTTGTGTTGGGTTAGAATATTCATCACTTGCCATATATGAAGTCTGCGTTATATTCGCGGCAGTCAAAGACATTACCTCAAACGTACATCCGATCGGCGGTGCAGTATTAAAAGTAATAGTACCTCCAGATAAACTATAAGTAGATTTCTCTTGGTATACACCCTGTATATACACGAATGTTAAATCCTCACTTGTAGGAGCGACACTAAGATTAAAACCTGATGAACCATTTCCCGTAAAACTATCTCTAGTCAATGTACTTGTTTGTTCAATAGAAGCAGATGTTACGCTAACAACTTCAATGTTATTTGTTCCCGTTGGGGGTGCTGTAGTAAAGTTAATTGCAGTTCCATTAATACTGTAATTGTCCTTTGACTGATAGACTCCATCAATATAAACTTGAGTATTATTTTTATCTGCTACACTCTGTCCCAGTGTAAAGCTAGACGATCCATCTCCACTTATCTCATCAACATTAAACGTAGACGATCCTGAACCACTTCCGCCTAAAGCACCCCAAGAACCGCTAACATTTAGAGTTCCAGAATAACCTTCAAATTCACTTGTTTCAGTATTATACCTAATCATACCAGGCAAGATACCGCTTGGTCTAGAAGCACTATCTCCGTTTGGTAATAATAATGCGTCAGTGTTACTACCTAAGTCTAAGCTAACTTCAGGTTGATCAGTTCCGATACCAACTTTACCGTTTGAGTCTATACGCATTTTTTCACTTCCTGCGTCGACTTCAAAAGCAATATATGAGTTTGATCGTTCGTCATCTCTATCTGCTACTAATGTTAAATTACCTCCAGTGTTTTCTATTAAAGCAGATCCGTTAGAATCAGTTAACTTAATATTAACAACGGGATCACTAGAAGAAAAAATAGCAGCTAAATTACCTGTGCCAGAGTTAACATCAAGTTTAGCACTAGGACTATTAGTTCCTATACCAACGTCACCGCCTGACGGTTGTAATAGTAAATCATAAGCCGTAGCTGTTCCGTCAGTTCTTCCTTGCTGTATCACGCCCTTTCCTGACGACAATGTGCTAAATAATGTTCCAAAAAGACTCGCTCCGAACTGAGCTGTAAACGCATCAGCACCTAAAACTGGTGGGTTGCCTCCTCCGGTTTTAGTAACATGAAGCCTCGTTCTTGGAGACCCTGTCCCTATACCTAACCTATCATTAGTTGCGTCCCAATGTAGGTTTGTATCATTAGTCAGAGTGTCTGTGTCGGACCATATAGCTAATTTATTAGCTACACCCGTTCCATCAATACTACCACCTTCTGCTTGATTTTCAAATTGGCCAGTAGTAGAATTATATTTAACAACCTGTCCATTGGTTGGTGATGTTATTGTTACATCAGATAAATCACTTAACGCTGAATTAGCTGCAACTCCGCCTAAATTAGCTGCTGATAAACTTCTAAATATACCACCAGTTAATATTTTAGCTTGCGAAGAGTTAGATAAATTAGTAGCATTACCTTTAACTATTAAAGCTCCTAAATATATAGCTTGAGTTGCTGTATTGTTAGCCTCTTGAAAGTTTTCTAATAAATAGTTCTTTTCAGCTTCATCAATACTCGCGTATTCTTCTTTACCATAATAAGCAACTATTACGCTAGTGTTATTTGGAAAATGATAAAGTCTTTGTACGGAATAATTACCACCACTAACAGTAGTAATAGTACCATTATTATCATATTTACTTGGGTCAATAGACGTAAAACCTGCACCACCAACACCGTTGTCTTTAGTAAAACCAGTAGACGTGCTTGAGTATCTGTGAAATACAGGTGTACTTGCGCCGTCTGAAACTAAAGAAGGGTTTAATGGGTCTGTAGTATAATTTCTACCTAAAGCAAATGCTTGACCAGCTGCTCTATCTAAAGCAAGTGTATTTGTACTATTTACAGTTAGTAAATGCCCAGATTTTTTAAGTGGCCCAAATATTTCAACGAACTCTGCATATGTATTACCGCTTGAATAAGCAGTCCTAGGAAAAGTTCTTACAAACCTAATTATATTAGATGAATGTATTACAGCTCCTAATACTATATTACTCCTCCATATACCTGGAGTTAAGTCAGAGGTTGTTTGTTGAATTGCGCCATTTTGATCTACATAAACCCATGTATTAATCTGGTCAGCATCATTAGCGTCTCCAAGGGTATGCGTTACTGTTGTAGCACTCCAAACTACTTTTTTTATTTCAGGATGAGGATCTGTTCCTGCTCCTTTATTTAATATATTAATTATACCATCACCTGCGGCAATGTCAAATGTTGTATTTGTGTTTGTTGATAATTCACCACCGTTTAAGATACCAGTGGGAATATTTTCAGTTAAATGATCAATACTTAAGTCATGCCCGTGGTAACGGAAGTGAAGCGTATCGTGGCCGTCTTCTGTACTATAGTAAAAACCATTATCAAAAGTCGGTGTTGAGGTTTGTGCGTTAACTAATTCTATAGTTTCGTTAACCTTTAAGTCCTCACCTACAGTTAGATCATTAGGCAGTCCAATAGTAAATGTTCTATTTTGATCTAATAGCTGAGCGCCACTAGGGCTTACTTCAACTTCGTTAACGGTGCCTTGTATGGTTACTGATGGCTTGTTAGCTATAAAAGCATCAGAGTTAGTATCTGTTACACTAAAATCAGATTGAACATTTTGTTCTGCATTACTAGGCGCTAATGTTGGTTTATTTTGTATAAACGCATCACTATTTGAATCTGACTCATTCCAGTTTGCTTGAACGTTTTGCTCTGCATTGTCAGGCGGAACTGTTATACTATCTGTACCATCTGTGATAACCCTAGTGGTAGTATTAACATCAATGTTCGTTAGTTTTATTCTTTCAGCATCTGTAATTATATAACCCGATCCAGCAGAGCTAACATCATTTAAAGACGTAACTGAACTAGATGTATCAATTAAGTTAGTCGGCTTATTAAGTATAGATGCATCTCCAGTTCCATTCCAGTCTGCCTGCACATTTACTTGTGCTCCTTCTGCTATTCCATTTAACTTAATAAGCAGTTGATTCGTTAGATCATTAGTAGATAGTCCTTTTCCTGACTCAGAATTTTGTTTTCCATTTAATGCGGTTTGCAATCCACTGATACTGCTTATGGTTAATGAAGATAGTGTACTTGCGTTTGTTTGACAAAAGTTAACTATTTCTCTTAACGTATCTAAGGCAGGAGCATCTTCTGTATCTACTTCTAGTAATGTGTTTATCGCATCAATTAAATCTTTAAGAACTTTTCCTTGAGCGGCTGATAAAGGCACATCACTTGTTGTAGATGTAAGGTTGTTAACTATATCTGCATGAACAATAGCATTACCAATTATAGATCTTTCTCCTTGTGTTATAATATCTCCAGAGCCACTTGTATTCACATCTCCAAACTCTGTTAC